GGTACTCCTATTGATTTAGCTTGTTGGAAAAATACTAAATCAGATGCGTAATCTCTTATATTGAATGTATCAGGATAATTTATTTCACCATCAAATGTTGTATTTTGATATAACGCATATAGTTTAAATAATTGTTCTTCTGCTAATTCAATGTTATCTGCTTTTTCTGAAAGTCTAGCATTTAGTAATTCAAATTCTGTTTGTAAAGCTATTCCTGATGAAACTTGTGTTTTAGTTGTTCTTACTGCTCCTGTGTGTGCTATTCTATTTATTGATTCAACTTTATTTTCGATTGAATCCATAATTGAATTTAAGTTTGAACCACTTGGTTGTAATAAATATGGTTTTAAATTAGGTTCCATTTCGTCAGGCATTTCAATAATAGCACCAGCGCCAGCGCTAGCATTAACGCCATTTGTTTTTACTAATGACGGGTGGTTTGTTAATCTTATTAATTGTTCAATCTCAGAATATTCATTGTAGATTGCTTTTTGTAAGTCTGCTATGTCTACTAAGTCAGACTGGCCAATGCCACGTTTGTGAGATTTTGCATTGTATAAAATAACTGCTGGTATTTTGCCAATCTGATTCTCGGCAGTATCTATTAAGATAGGGTCTGTTCTATCGTCTTCCATATACACTGTTTCAACTCTGTCTAAATACCAAAGTCTTAAATAAGTGCCGCCCTTTTTATCTACTTCTTCTCTAATCTTTAAATAGTCTAATACATACTTACCATTTGATTCTCTTTTAAAATTCCAATCTAAACAATTTTCAGGTGTTACGATTGAAACGTAAGGTCTTATATCTTGATCTAGTTCTTGTGCTTTTGTTTCTGTTTGAACATTTGGTTTATCTAAAATCATTAAACAATGACCATAGATTGAAGCGTAATTTTGTGCTTGTTTAATTACAGTATTGAAATTATTTCCATCTAAGTCTGCGTCTTTTAAGAATGATTCTAAACTAGCTTCTTCTGCCATTGAACCAAAGTCTCTACTTGCTTTAGTTCTAAATAAAAAAGATGAATAAATTTGAACAATGTTTTTACAATGATTATCACAAGGTGTGTTAGCTAATCTTTGGTTGAACTCGTTATCTAATTCTAGGTTATATCTGTTAAGATATTGACCTGTCATAAAATCATAACCACCATTATAAGATCGAATATAATATTCCCATAAACTTACGTTCTCTTTGTAATCTTTATGTGTGTCTAATGCTTCGTCTCGTTTATACATATCTACTTTGCTGAACTGTCCATCTTTGAGGTTTGAAATTACTGTTAATTCTAGTTAGCGGTTTTACTATCTCTACTAAATATCCTATGCTGTCGTTCATATGATCAAATCCTTGTTCTTTATCAGGAATATTTGTATTTTCCTTGTATATTTGTCTTTGTAAACCTTTTGTGATGATTTTGCAACTAGGATCAACATAAATATATCTTTTGCCGTTTGCTGACTTTAAACTAGAGTTCACAGCGTTGATACGATCTCTAACAGGACTATGTTTAAGTTTACATTTTACACTGAAACCAGCATTTTGCAATATAGATAAATCAGTTTTACCACCAGCAGATGTTTTACGTTGTCTGCAAGCTGGGTCTGGATAAATAAATATTTTAGCTTTAGAACCATAACGATCTTTTATTTCTTGTACCATTTCATCAGTATTACTAGAATAAATAACAATCTCATCTACAAAATGAATAATGTTTTTGTCTACTTGCGCTACGCTAGCTGACATCGGATCCACGTTGAAATCTAGACCAATATGTAAAGGTTTTGAAAAATCTATTTTTTTTTCTTTAACATTTTCTACTGCGTGAAAGTTATAATATACTGCTCCAGCGTAGTTCTCAAAAGTTCCCTCGAACTCTTGTCTAAATGTTCTTATGTCTATGTCTTGTTTAGCTTGCTCTATCTCAGCTTTAGAAACCATTCCACCTTGTAATGTTGTAAACTGAAAGCTATCCCATTCATTGTCTTGCTTGCCTTTAAGATACATACGATATGACCAATTACCATAACCTTTTGGTGAACCGCACATTAAAACATCGCCCTGAGTATCTGCTATGGAAGCCCTTAAAACTTCAGTCCACGCTTTTTCATCAATATCAGCAAATTCATCTAAGATTAAAAAATCTATTCCTACACCTCTTAAGCTATCGTAATTTTCGCAACCTTTTAATGATATAATACTTCCTGTTTTTTTTACTCTAATACTTAGATTGCTTTCGTTAATCACATCAACCCATTTAAAATTTGAAAGCATTTCTTTTAATTTACTCCAAACAATCTCTCTAGCCATTTTAAAAGTCGGTGCTACGTACCAGATGTTTTGTTTGACCTTTGTCGCATATTTCATCATTTCAGTAATACATAAATAAGTTTTACCAAATCTACGCCCTGATACTAATACCCTAAATCTTTTTTTACTATTGCTTACTTGATGTTGTGGTTTTGTTAGTGTAATTTTCATAACAACCAAAATTTATTACAATTTTGTCTTTCTGAACTTCTGCTCTTCCTATATCTTGTATAATTTCTTTGCTGATTTCATAACCTCTGATAGCACAATCATAATGGTTATTGAAACTATTAATTTGAAATGGATTTGAGCAAGCTAATGCAACCGCAGAACATATTTTTAATACTAGTGCATAATCCATTCATTTCCTTTTAAAATACTTGCGTTTTACCCTTTTGTTCCATACCCATAGAGATAATCTTGAAAATAAGATTTCTAATCTTTTCAAAAACCAATCTATCATAAAAACACCTCATATTATGGATATTGTAACAAATCCTCATTTTCCTTTTCTAACGTCTTAATTTTATCTTTTAAATGATCTATTTCGACGTCTTTTAAATTTAATAAATCTTTTAACGTTAAAACTTCTTTTTCTGTAAGTTCTAATTTGTATGATAAACTTTTAACAGATTTATCTTTACTTAACGATTTTTTTAATTGATTTAGAACCATCTATATTTTTTTCCAATTCTGCTTCTACATTATCACATTTATATTGAATGCCCTCAGCATATTGTCTTTCTGCCTGACGTTTACCTTTTAAACAATCTGACATAGCTGGTTGTATTCGGTGTTCTTTTAACTCACCATCTATAAACATGCATAAAGCTACTACCATTTCAATCATTTATAATTACCACTCCCGTTACCATTACCAAATTTAATTTCTCTGTTAGCGTCTTTTAATTTTTCAATATCAATCATCATCTTATTAACTTGCTTTTCCATAAATTCAATTCTTAATTTATTACTTGTATTCATTTCTTGATTCTTAGTTAGTTTCTCAGTTTGTTTATACAAGTCCTCAATTAACATAAATTGTTCCGAGTCCGCAGGTAATGAACCCATTTCCCCACGTGGCCATTTTATTCTGAACTCAGTATTTTCTTCTAAGTCCTTTTCCATTAATTCTAATCTTGTATCGTGTTTGTTAAGTTGTTCTATAACTCCAAAATAACCCCACACACCAACTGCAACGATAGCTATTAAACTAGCAACCGTCTTCATATTCATTTGTACTTTTTCCTCTTCGCCTAATTTTAGTGCCATATTATTTCCAACTTTGTATAGCCCAATACGCTGGACTTAGATTTTTTTGTCCTCTTACTCTTTTAAGAACTCCGCCCATACGAGCCATAAAACTTCTTTTTCTCGCTGGTATATTCTTTTTGATTCTCATAGTCTTTGAACCAAAATTAACTTTCTGAACTCTACCTGTTCTTCTGTTTCTTACGAATACTTTAAACTTTTTAACATCGCCTTGCATAATTTTATTAAGTCTTACAGTACGACCTCTATATTTTGCCATTAGTAATTACTCCATAAATAAATTAAAAATACAACTCCAACTACACCATAGATAATTAGTGTTTCAGCCACAGTCCATTCCATAGCTGTTAATATCACTTATTGTGGTTCTTCGCCACTACAAATGTAACCTATGACGTGCTTTCCTTTATATTCGTGATAGACGTGATTTGAAAATAATTTTCTTTTTTTCTGTTCGTGTACTTTGACGTTATGATGAAACCAAGTGTCGCAAGGTTGGAATATTTCAAAAGGTTTGCTAGTTTCTACATCGCCAAATCTTGTTAGATACAATAAGGTGATGATAATAGGTTTCATTATCTTTTAAAAAACCTCATACGCCATTTATGACATACGTAATTATCTTTTACTGCTGGTGCATTCCATATACCACAATACATACGCCTATTGCTATACATACCGCAGTTACCACAAGCTGATTTAGTCGTAGATTTCTTAAAAGAATCAGGAAGCGTATAATGCATTATCTCGCCATTTTCATAAAACTTAGTTTTCATTTGCTTTTATTAATTTAATTAATTGATTCCCTACTGTCGAAATTGGGTCTAAACTAATATCTTTATTACTGCAACCCGAAAATAATAAGATAATTAATATGCTAACGACCTTGCCCACGATTTTTAGACTTTCCTCTCAATCTTCTTTTGTTTTTGTTCATTGTGCTTGTTATAGGGTGACGACCTAGACTAGTCCCTTTGTAAGTTCTTTCGTAGATAACTGTCTGACCGAATATGTTACCCTTTTTTTTTGCCATCTGCTTCTATGATTAATGGCAACGGCTCATTAAAATTAGTTTGTTCAATTTTTTCTTTTTGGTCTAAGTGTTGTTTTCCTAACCAAATCTGCATTACTACATTTCCGCTTAATGCTTTTTCAAACTGCGCTCTACGTAAACTTATTTTGCCCATCTCTCGACCCTTTTTTATAAGGTGGACATAAT